AGCCAAACCTCAAGCCCCATTCCACAAAGTCCTGATTTCATCGAATCTTTCCTGTGTACTGGGTTCTTCCTCCGCTTCCTTTACAGGTTGCGCATCCCAGGAGAACCGGCATACGTCAGTCAATTCTAAACTTCTTTTACTGTAAGGCTTCAATATGCTGCAAGCCAGGAAACGTGATTGTTCCCACTGTCTGCGTTCCGCATACGTTTCTTTTTGCTGCCAAGCCTCAAAGACAGCTGTAAACTCTGATGGAGTGAGACGGCAGAAATCGTTCAGACACATACCGACACATCCCATCGCCAGCCCCATCAGAGATTCGATTGTTACGCTCTCGTCCCCTTCTTTTTTTTTGCCCCGTCTTCTTCAGTTGCCATCCCGTTCTGAAAAGCAGTGAAGTCTTCCAGGTTGATGCCATCGGCAAATTGTTCAAAGGTCAACTGGAAATCCATCTTATCGGCACGGCAGGCACTACGCACACAACAATACATGAACATGGTCAACTGCTCTATATCAGCACCGATCTCGTTTACATCCTTACCGGTTTCACGTTTGAAGTCGATCATTGCCCCCATTGTAACGCGGGAAGGATATTCTTTTGCACAAATGATTACTTTATTCATTGTATGGCACAAATATTAAGGGTGATACATTATTCTTGCGGAGCAACAGTCTTGGTCGCTACCGGGCCGGAGTTTTCCAATGAGATGGTATAGGTGGAGTCATCATCCGAAGGAGATGTCTCTTCCAGGCTTGTAATGAGAAACTTCCCTTCACGGTATTTCATCGTTTCTTCACCGCGCAACGCATAGCGTACCGTCACAGGTTCACTCTTTTCCCAAAGCTCCAGGAGTTTGTCATATCCCATTTCATCTCCATAGAATTTAAAACCCTCGGAACTGATTTCGACCGACAGGCCGCTCACCGATTTTTCTTTCCATTTGCCGGCGCTAGCTGCCGCTACCTTATCTGCCAAAGTCGGCTTTACGGCACGCTCCTTGGTTTCCGCCTTATTACTGATTGTACAGGTCTTTGAGTGACCCAACGGGGAAAAAGCGTCTTCAAGCATTAATCCGACAAGCATGTCACTGCCATGTACATATCCTTCTACTGCCATAATCTTTTCTATTTAAATTCATTTTAACCGCCGTTTTACCACTATTAGAACGAGGCAGACAACGGCTATCCTTCCCGTCCATATCTGAAACCATTGCCAGCCGGTAGGTTCACGTACCACGTCCGGCGGTTTTTCTTCAATACTGGTTTCATTACGGATTCGTATTAATTCTTCTTCCAGAATAATCACTTGGCGTGCAAGACTGTCACAAGTAGCAGTCACTATAAATGTGCTGTCCGATGCCCGCCGCATATCAATACTTGCCTGTCCACTTTTCATGTTATAACCCGATCCTACAGGCAACATCATCAACCTCTGTGTCGGAATCTCCAATGTCGCCACGCTTGCCGGAATCGGCATCAGGGTCAGAGCGTATTTTCTTATGCTTTGCAGGCTGTCTGTTGAATCGGTCCGGATCAATCCGTTCGGACTTCTGCAACTCGTCACGCATAGGGCAAGAAGCAAAATGAGGGCAACTGACAGCTTTTTGAATAGTCTGGTTGAGTTGCCGGACAGCTTTATACAATCGTTTGTTTTCATTCTGAAGTTCGATTAATGTTCCGGAGATGTTGTCATACATATCCTTATAAATGTCATTCTTCTCTTTGGCTTCACGTGCTTTGCGCAAGTCCCTATAAAAAATACATCCTATAACAGTTCCGGCACTGCCTACAGGAATAAGCCATTGAAGAACCTGCATAATTAAATCTATAGACATACCTTCACTGTTTTATCAGATTTTACAATAAGTCCCAGCCGTCTTCCACATCTGCCATCACTGTCGGAACTCCATTCTCTACACGGCTCATGGCGGCTGCCAGGCTGCACATGGTCCGCCGATCGTCAATATTGATTCGTTTGTCTGGATCAATCCCCGTGAGTTTGGACACTGTGAAAATGTAGCTGCGGGTATCGTTCTCCGAAGGAGGAGCCCAGCGGCTGATCATTGTCCGGAGAGTGTGGCATCCGTTCAACCGGGAGTAATTCTGAAGCAGCTTAATCATGGCGCGATAACCATAAGCCATTGATTTGAACTGCTTGAAGCTGCGGTCGGTAGAGGGAGTTATTTCCCCCTGCCACACCGTTTTGCTGTTCCGGATATTGCCCGGATTGTTGTTACGTAGTCCTCTCATGAGTATCAATTACCGTCCGTTTCGTCAATATGCTCGACGTTGGCTGCCTGAACGGTTGCCGGCTTAAACGCACCGTTCGCTCTCCAGTCCAGCGCAATAAATTCTTCACCGAAACCGATGTTCGTATCTGCCTTCATCAGCATTTTGATGAAATACAGTTCGCTCGCATTCGCCCACTTGTCAATCTGTATCACGTTTTCGTCATCCTGCAAATTGATAGCCACAAATAGATTGCCATCGGTACCCGAAGAACAAGGAGTAGCGACTATCAGACCTTGCGGCCATTGAGACAAAGCTTCAATAGGAATGCCTTTGTAACGGTGTGCGTTGACTTCCGTAGCATCCTTACCTTTGTTCGGAAGATTGGTCAGTTCATCGTCATATCCGTCAAAGTCTTCCACGCTCATCAGAATACGCAGGTTCGTATTGTTTCGTAAAGTGCTCGGAATAGCGGTACGCAATTCTTTCAGACGCTGCAACATAGTGGTGCCCACTGTGGTAACTTTTACAACATTGGCATCCTTTGCAGCTTGCGTCAAGATGCCATCCATCAGCATTTCATCATCGTTACCTTCCTCATAGGTACCATTTATGTACTGATAACCCAGTTCCTGTTCCACCTGCTTGAGAATTTCCCCCAACAAAATTTGCTGAACATTTGGCGGAAGTTGAGTAAACACGAGGTCTCCCTTGGGTTGATACTGTTTCCAAATATACTCGAACGCACGAGGATTGAAGGTGGCGAACGCCATCATGTCTTTTGGAGACAACTTCTTCTCGCTGTATTCAATATCTCCCTTGCTGTCCGACTTCTGGGGGTCTTCCTTCCGTTTCTGGAGCATCTTCTTACCTCTGAAACAAGGAATTGATACCGCTTTGCTGACACCCGGAATAGGCATGATCAAGCCACGGCCTACCAGTTCGTTTTTGGTAGCGGCAAGCGTCAGAGCGGTTTCAAGTACTTCACCACTGTAATTCGTGGTGTTTAATCCTGTAATTGCCATAATTTATTTTTAATTATCGGTTAATAATCAGATTATTGACTAACGCTTTGCGCTGTCCCGTATTTCCTGCATACGTTTCTCCCATGCGCCGGTACCCGTCTTTCCCGTTTCGTCAAGCACATCCGTTACCAGGCGTTTAGGTTTCAAGTCTTTCAGGACGGCCATTCCGTTCACGCGGTCGGCTTTCAGTATAGCCGCATACTTGGGGCGTTGCGCCTCAGTAATCCGTTCGTCTTTTACGGCCGCGTCAAGTAGCGCCTTGTCTTCCGCCTCAATCGCCTGCCGTTCTTTCTCTTCAAATGCGGTCACCTTGCCCTGGAGTTCCGGAACCTTGGCCGCTTCCTCTTCCAGATGCGCAACGCTACGGAGCACATCTTCTTCCGTCGCGCAGTCCTTGAACAACGGACGTTTTCTAAATTCTTCCAAATTCATCTTATCGCTGTATTGTGGCTGATTCTCCAGCCGGTTATTGAATATCTTGTATATCTGCTCCGGGGTGCTGTCTTCCGGCACCGGATCGGCATCGTATATTTCGTCTACCAGTCCGAGTTCCACCGCCTGTCGGGCAGTGAACCAATGGTCCTTTCCGTCAAACCACTCCGAACGGATTTCTTCCTTTGTCTTTTTACATCTGGCGGCATAAATTTCACAAAGAGTGTCTTCAAGGCTTTTCAGCATCCCGGCAGTCTCCTCCATTTCGCCCGCATTTCCATAAGCACCGCCCGAAGGGCTGTGCACCATCAGACGTGCGTAACGGCTCATCTTCACTGGTTTCCCACAAGCTGCAATCACGCTTCCCATAGAAGCCGCCACACCATCGATATAGATAGTGATATCCGCCGCACTCTGACGAAAAGCGTTGAAGATGGCCATACCAGTGAATATATCACCGCCTATACTGTTGATGCGTACATCTATCTGCTTGGATGCGGATTCAGCCTCAATCAGTTCGCGGGCGATATCACCACTACGTACACGGTCATATTCGCCTATCTCTCCATAAAGCAGGATGCAGGCGGCATCCTTACCGGGTATTATATTAAAAAATCTTTTCATCGGGTTCCGTTCTTTTTTCGACAAAGTTAACCGCAAGAACCGGATGCGTCAATACATATAAAACATGATAAAACTTTATACATCAATGATATAATAATATAGCATTCACATGTTTCAAGCCCCTTGCAACGGGCTCTTTATCTGACGAAATTTGCAATAAAAAGGAGTTATTATGGCTACAGATTTAACCATTGCACAGAAGAAGGAATACGCTGGAGTACTTTATCTGAAAGACAACCTGACACAGCAGGAAATTGCCGAGAAGGTAGGTGTCAGCCGTCAGACCCTTTCCAAATGGATCAAAGCGGAAAAGTGGGAAGAGCGCAAAGTCGGCATCACGCTGACACGCGAAGACCAAATCTCCAACCTGCACAGGCAAGTGGCGGAAATAAACAAGGTCATCATGGAACGCGAAGCGGGCAAACGATACGCTACACCTTCCGAAGCCGATACGTTGGGAAAACTGGCGGCTGCCATCAA